TCACGCAATAAAGTTTTACCCTCTAAATCACGTTTCTCCTCCATTTGATTCAGAGTTGTTATTCGTTACTACTTTAGTAGGTATTTGTCCAGAAACACCAACATTGGGATCGGTGTCAAAAACTAGACCTAATTGCTCGGCCTGTTCTACTTCACTTTTACGAGCTGTTAATAATTCTTCTAAGTCTCCACCTTGTTCCGCAATGACCTGTGCTTGAGTCTTGAAACCTGCCTTCACAGCTTCCTTTGCAGCCTGAACTTCTTTGATTGGGTCGATCCAGTCCCATGATCTAGGTGTCCAGCGAACACGCCTATATCTTTCAGGTTCTATGTCATAAGTTGGTAACGAAAGTGTTCCTGATAAAACAGCCATTTCTAACCAGTTTTCAAACACTCTTGAATGAAAAACTTCAACAAAGTAGTTTTGTAAAGAGCGATATTGCGCTCTATCTTCTATCAATGCTAAACGGCTAGAACTGTAGTTACTGGTTGAATAATCACGACTTAAACTTTCATAACTAAGACCAATACCAGCAGCCATAGAACGCAACATAGCTCTCATAAATGGCTCAAATTCTCCATGTGGTGCATCCATATCTGGAACCACAACATTTTGCCCTTGCTCCAAATAGTGAAATAGACCTGGCTGAAATTCTGTTACACGATCACCGTCGTAAACTTCACCACCTTGGTCTAACTCCCCTTCAGGACTGGTCACAAAACCCATCAGGGCACTGCTTGCCCTGGCTCGGATTACACTCGCTTCAGCAAATCCGTCGAGATGATGTAACGACTTAATTGCAGTAGCTAACCAAGGTACACCACGATTTTGGTCAGGTCTTTCTGTTAGATGAAGATGTATAACTTCATCAGCAGGTAACAGAATGTGACGTTTAACTCCGTCTTGAATTGGAAAAGGTGTATCTCCTGGGTGCTTTGTTAAAAACGCATAAGTAACAGGTCTATGCCAACGGTCAAGTTCTATTCCCATTCGCCAAGTATTTTCTTTATTCGTACTTGGCCCTGAATAGTCATCATCCAACATATCGCTTTCTAAAATTTCTAATGCGAAAGGAATTGTTGAACGACCAAAAGGTATTTTGACCATTCTTATAAATACTTCTCCAGACTCAGCAAGACTCTTACAACACAATCGTTCTATATCTTTAAAACATAGTTTCCCTGCTGTATGGCAAGAGTCATAACGACCCCATTCACGCCAAGCCATCTCAATATTTTCATTAATACGCTGATCTAACTTGCCGCCTCTTTGCTTACGAATTTGAGATTGCAACTTAATTCCATTCGGGCCAATGACATTTGAACAAATACTTCTAATAGCATTTTTCGCATGTGGATTATTACGAACAAGATCTCTTGACCTTTGACGTAATAACTTAATCGCACCTTTTAATTCAGCATCAGGAGATGCAGCACTAGCAACCCAGTTAGAAGTTAAACGACCTTGTTGTGCGCCTTGAAAAATACGACGTTTAGGAACAACAGTTGTAATTGTTGTTTCTGCTGTCTCAGGATTGCCAGAAGACCAAAGACCTTTCCATGCATTAACGATACCCATTAGAACCTCACGAATAAGTTATGTGGATCACCCAAACCATTAGCGATCATGTTTGCTTTACGTTCTCTAACAACTTCAGCTTTTAACTGAGATTCACGCCGTCTTAATTCAGATAAATCTGCATACTTAAAAGTTCGATCTCCAATGGTGTATTCACTTGCTTTGTTTGTAATGATCGCTCTTATTGCCTCTTTAACAGAATCGAGATCAACTTCAGCAGTTGTTCTTCCGTCGTAAGCCCCTGGTGTGCCTGTATATGTAAGTTGCGCCTTAACTTCTATCTTCCCTTCATAAAGAGTTACTTCATCACCTGATTTTGTAGCACGACACTGGAACCACCAATCAGTCGCATCCATAGTTGACGTTGATGCAGCCGTTATGACGTATTCCCAACCAGTACCATAAGCAGTACCAATGATTTCCTTAGCTTCTCCAGAAGCATTAGCTCTTAGATAGTATTTAGCTGTATAATCAGTGTTAGTAACACTTTCGTTAAGCCAGTTAACACCTGCTGGATCTCTCCAACGAACAGTATCACCAGCTCGAAATAGACTCGGAATAGGCACGTTTAATAACTACCAAGAGTTGATATATGACCGCTTGTTAGCGGTATTTTTAGATGATACTCCTTTTTTAGTCGTTTTATCGTCGTTATTTAAGAGTCTTTTAGCGTATTTATCCCACATTAAGCGTCTTTTATAGACTGGGAAGACTTGATAGAGCCTCAATAAGCACGAATAGGCATAAATAAGCTCATCCCAAGCCTCATTACGTCTACCAGATTTTAAAGTCCATACTCGGTCATAGATTCTGCCAGCTTTATATTTCCTAATTTCCTTCTCAGCCGTTAATTCTTCAAAGTAATCTTCTGTAATTGTTGGATAAAAATGGAGGAATCCATCATCAATTTCAGCGTCCCTCAAGCGTCGATAAAGATAGGTTTTTACTTTATTAACACCGATGCTATATAACTTAATACTTGTTTTTAAGGCGTTTCCCTTAGATCCATATTCAACTTTATTAGGCTTACCGATCATCACATCACCTTTTAATTTATCAACACCCTTAATAGGAACAACACCTAAAGCGAAACGATTTTTACAGAAGCGGTAGACCTCCTCAGTAAAATGTCCTCCAGAGTCAATAGCAGTTGCTTCAATCTTGATTTCATTCCCATCTTCATTGACATAAGGAGTTGTTATGACCTCATCTAATTGATCCCATACGTCTTGACGACCAGGATTCCCATAAAGCACTTGACGGTCAATTAAATAAAGCTGTTCGGGTCGATCATTCTTATCAGACTCCTTTGGTGGAGAGGCTCCCCAGACCGACAAACTCAGGCGATCATCTTGGCAGTCACATCCGCATACAAGTAAAACAACATCACTAGGCGGTACACCACGTTTATATGTAGCCTTAGAAGCTCTCTCCATTAACGCACTCGCTCCTACTTTCCTTTCAAACTCATCATCAAATAATTCACCTTGAATTGTATTTTTAAACGTTTTTATTTGTTCAATATCACCCTGACAATCCAACCATTCTTCTACAAGTTGAGGCCATGACGCATTAGGTGAATAACTATAAGCCGCCCAGATATGAAACCCTGCATGACGACCATTCCCTTCTGCTGTTTGTCTCCATTCACCACGTTCTACCATCCACCGTTTCTTACTATCAGGAATTAACACACCACAATTTTCACAAGCATATCTAGTTGTTTCAGGGTCGTTGTCTTGCCATCTAAAGTTTTCAAACTTCAGGGCTTGATGATGCCCACAGTCAGGACAAGGAACGTAGTAATACCTTTGATCTGACTTATCCCATAATTTTTCAATACGAGAAAAGTCTTTATCAGTCGGAGTAGAACCAGCGACTATTTTCCTATTCCAGTAGTAATCAGTTCTCTTAATTCCAAGCTTGATCTGATCTCCTTCAGAAGTGCTTTCTGGGTATCCATCGGTTTCGTCAAACATGACTACCCTTCTTGACACCCTTCTAAAACCTCTAGCTGAATTAGCTCCTACTAATCCAAGTGTCCCGCCAGGAAACTGTTTACTCAAAATAGTATTACTTCCATCTTTAGCTTTTGGATCACTAACTAAACCCCTTAAAACTTTTGTATCCCTCAGAAGCGGTGCTATTTCCTCCTTTGAGTAGCCATTACAGTCATCTAGTGTCGGTTGTACCAACATCATCGGACATGGATCTTGATGGATATGGTAAGAAATCAAATGATTCAACATTTTTGTATATCCAACCCTTGCACTCTTCATAACAGTCACCTGCTCAATATCAGGATCAGTCATGGCATCCATCATTCCCTTTTGATAAGGAAGTGATTTCCATCTACCACCGTCACTTGAGCTTTCTAAACTCAAAACAGCGTGACGATCAGCCCATTCACTAAGACTTAATTTTTCAGGAGGTTTAAACGCTAAAAATGCTTTATTTAAAATTACAGAAGCATCTTTCATGCCGCTTGTGCCGCTAGATCTTCCAATGCTTCTTTAACAATCTCATCTAACAAGCTCATTGCATTTTTATCAAGATCAGGAATACGTTGTTTTGCCTTAGTTGGTATCCCTAAAACTTTTGTCTTAGCTATAGTGACCAATTGAATCCATGAAGCTTCTACTTCAGCACTAGGAACCAATATCTTTTCCCTTTCCTCTACATCTATTTCAGCCAACCTTGCCATCATTGCTTCACGCTTAGATCGACTCGTATTGAAATCAGGTATCTCTTCCTTATCGACTTTTCCTACTTCAGGGGTACGGGGTGTTTCTGCAACTTTGGTTAGTTTTGAATGATGGGGAACCATATTTGTCTCCCATAGCCTTAAAGCATCATCCTTGTTAAGTAGATCTTTTCCATTGACATTAACAATTGCTGCGTTTAAAATACCAGCCCTCTTTTTTTGAGA